TGAATTTGCGTGATCCCGAACAAACGACATTTATAATATCTATTATAGCTGGTATAATAGGAGGATTTGTTGCTGGCTATGATGGTACTATTATAGCAGGTTTAAGCGTATATATCTTCCTCCGTGTTATGCAAAGAGGTATGTGATGAATCCATTTGAATATGTAAATGCTATTAATATGACTAAAAAGAATATTATGGTAGATGATATTGCTGAAAAGCAGTACGTACCATATATGACAAACCGTAGCCTATCCTACTTTAATGATACTGTACTCATTGCAAATGAGATGAATATCAACCATCACCTAGATAACCGTCTTCAATTCGATTTTTTTATAAATATAATTAGAAAGCGGAAACGTTTTTCCAAGTGGTTCAAACCTGAATCCCAAAGTGATGTGGAAGTAGTCAAGGCTTATTATGGTTATAGCAATGAAAAAGCACGCCAAGTCTTGCCCCTTCTTACAAAAGAACAATTAGAAGTATTGAAAAAGAAGGTAGATAAAGGTGGAAGAAAATAATTTAATCGAGTGGACTCCTGGCAGTATGCTAGAAGTTACTTTAAACGAGCCGGATGATTTCCTGAAAGTACGGGAAACCCTAACTCGCATCGGTGTAGCCTCACGTAAAGATCATAAACTATATCAGTCTTGCCATATTTTACATAAGCAAGGTCGTTACTTTATTGTGCATTTTAAAGAGCTATTTTTACTTGATGGTAAGAAATCTAATCTAGAAGAGAATGATATTGCTCGTAGAAATACGATTGCAACTCTTATGAGTGATTGGGGATTACTTACAATCGAAAACCGTCAATCGGCTGAGCCATTGGCCCCACTAAGACAAATTAAAATTATATCTTATAAAGATAAAGATAATTGGGAATTGTGTCCGAAATATAATATAGGAAATAAATGATGAAAAAAGTTAAGATTAATGAAGACCTTCATGAAGGTCATACTCTTTATGAATACCGCGGCCAGACACTTGATGTTGGCGTAGTAGTTCCAGATTGTGATGGCAATTCTATTGCAGTAATTGTTAAGACACCTGATGGACAAAGATTATCTTGCGATAGTAATTATTTTAGTTTTGTTGAATAGGGGTTTACATTCTTAAAGTAAACCATTATATATAGATTAGAGATGCCGGTAGTCGGGTCTCATTTTTAACCTTGCATAAGTCATGGAGGTACATATGACTGGAACATTCGCATTTCCGCGAAACGCATTTCTTGGTTTCGACCACATCTTTGATCAGCTTGAAAACATTCATAAGCAATCAAAGGATACCTATCCCCCGCATAACGTAGTAAAAGAAGATGAATTTAAATATTCATTGGAACTTGCTGTTGCGGGATTTAAACAAGAACATATTGATATTGAAGTAAAAGACCATGTCCTTTACATCAAAGGCGATCGCCCACAACGTCGGGATCAATCTATGTATGTTCACAAAGGTATTAGTGCTCGAAATTGGAATAAGTCATTTAGACTGTCGGAATATACCGAAGTAACTGGAGCAGATCTAACGGATGGAATCTTGACTGTTAATTTAGAAGTCGTTCTTCCGGAGGAGAAGCAGCCTCGTAAAATTTCAATCACGAAAAACGAGGAATTATTAAATGACCGCAATCGTACTAAAAACTTTAAATCTGCCTAAATTTCTTTTTGCAACCTGGATTATCGGGTATCTTACAGCAGTAGGAAAGGCTATTCGGATTTCAAGACAATGTTCGGCAAATGAATATATTGCTAGACAATTGATTCATGAATATCCGGAACATACTTATCATAGTCTTCTAGGAGAATTGAATCGTAAAACAATTCAAGGAGAATATAATGATAAATAATCTTTGGAAGTATTTCTTTAAGAAAGCCGGCTGTACACCCGAATCAATTTGGGAAGTAGAAAAGTTACTTAATGCTCAGGTAAATAGGATCAACTAATATGTGGCCCTATACTGAGGATGAATGGAAGACTTTAAGTTAATATAAATAAAGGGAGCGGTTTTAATTCTGCTCCCTTTAATATTAATATTGAGATTAGGAAAGAAAATGGCAGAAGAAAATTGGAAGAAATCATTAGAGCTTGTTCTTAAACATGAAGGTGGATATGTTAACCACCCGGAAGATCCAGGAGGAGAAACCAATCTAGGCGTTACTAAAGCAGTATACGAAGAATGGTGTATGGAAAATGATTTAGTACAAAAAGATATGGCAGATCTTGTAAATGAAGATGTTGAACCGATCTATAAGAAAAATTATTGGGATCGTACCAAAGCAGATGACCTACCAGCTGGGCTTGATCTTTGTGTATTCGATTTCGCTGTTAACGCTGGGCCTGGTCGTGCTGCAGGTTACATTCAAGCTTTAGTCGGATCAGAACAAGACGGTGCTATTGGACCTAATACCCTAAAGGCTGTATCTGAATATGTAGAAAAAATTGGTGTAGAAAGAACTATCGAAAAATACCAAAATGATAGACAGCGCTACTACGAAAAGCTAGATACATTTAAAACCTTTGGTCGTGGTTGGACAAAGCGCGTAAAAGATACAACAAAAGAAGCATTAAAGCTAATTTAAGGATTTACAAACCTCGCATAATACGGTATAATAGTTGTGTTTATTAGGAGGTTGTATGTCTTTTTATGTTTCTGTGGACCACTATGGTTCCAAAGTACTTTACCGTGGATACGATAATAATGGCAAATTGGTACAGGAAAAAGTACCTTTTAGCCCTAAATTATATTTGCCATCCCCAAAGCCTACGGGCTATAAAACTATGGGCGGGAAAAATGTACGCCCAATACAATTTGAAAATCGCCATGAAATGTCCAATTGGGTCAAGCAGGCAGATGAAACTTCTGGCTTGAGTTATTATGGATGTGATCGTGTAGTACTACAATTTTTACAAGAAAAATTCCCAGACGAAATTAATTTTAACCAGGCTATGCTAAATGTAGTTAACCTGGACATCGAGGTCTATTCTGATGATGGCTTCCCGGAAGCTGATGAAGCCAAACATCCTATTACAGCTATTACCGCTAAATCCTCAAAACAAGGTCGTTACCACGTATGGGGATGTGGCGACTATAAAGTTTCTGAAACAATCCATAAAAACTTACATATACACTATCATAAGTGCGAAACTGAAAAAGATCTTCTCGCTAGTTTTTTAATGTGGTGGAGAGGTGATAGTGTACATAGTCCAGGCTATCCGGATATTGTCACCGGCTGGAACGTACGTCTATTTGATATACCTTATATCCTAAATCGTATTGGTAAGGTATTTCAAAGCGAAGAAATTGCACGTAAATTTTCACCATGGAATCTTTTACGAACTAAAAAAATTAATTTCAAAAACCAAAACATGGATGCCTATGAGATCCAAGGTATTAATCAACTTGATTACTATGATCTCTTTAAGAAGTTTGCATATAGCTATGGTGCACAAGAATCTTATTCACTTAACCATATTGCATATGTTGTTCTCGGTGAAAAGAAAATCTCTTACGAAGAATATGGTAACCTAAGAAATCTGTATACAGAAAACTTTCAGCTCTATATTGACTACAATATTAAAGATGTTGAATTGGTACAAAAGATAGATGATAAGCTAGATCTAATTGGTCTGGCTTGTACAATTGCATATAAAGCCGGTGTTAACTTTACTGATATCTTTGGTACAACATCTATTTGGGATTCGATTGTATATCGCGAACTAACTAAAAAGAATATTGTTATACCACCTCTTGCAGATCGTGCATCACGACAGGATATGAACGTACACTTTGCTGGTGGCTATGTCAAAGAAGTTAAAGCTGATATGTACGAATGGATTGTTAGCTTCGATTTAAATTCACTTTATCCTAATATTATTGCACAATGGAATATGTCACCAGAAACATTAGTAGCTTCCGGTGAAAATGTTTCCCGTGCAGCAAATGGTATATTATTCGATAATACCCATGAGGGTGTATTTCCTACACTTGTTAAAAACTACTATGAAGAACGTAGTATTGTTAAAAAGCAAATGCTTGCTGCACAAAGCAAATACCAAAAGAATCCTTCGCGCGACCTCGAGCGCGAGATCGCGACGTATCAAAATAAGCAGTGGGCAATTAAGATTCTTATGAATTCTTTGTTCGGTGCTATTGGTAATAAATGGTATAGGTATTTCGATCTACGTATTGCAGAAGGTATTACTCTTACAGGTCAACATGTCATTAAGTGGTGCGAAAAAACAATTAACGATGAACTGAATAAGGTATTAGAAACTGATGAAGACTATGTTATAGCAATCGATACAGATTCTGTATATGTTAACTTTAAACCATTTGTAGAAAAGTTTAAACCAAAAGATCCTGTTAAGTTCTTAGATGAAGCATGCCAAAATCATTTTAATAAAGTTTTCGAAAAGTCTATGGCAGATCTTTTTAAAGATATGAACTGCTACGAAAACCGTATGGAGATGGGACGGGAAGTTATCGCTGACCGTGGCATATGGGTAGCTAAGAAACGTTATCTACTGAATGTGCATAACTCTGAAGGTGTACAATATTCAGAACCAAAACTTAAGATCATGGGCATCGAAGCCATTAAGTCATCTACCCCAGAAGTTGTACGTGATAAGTTTAAAGAAATCTTTAAGATTATTATATCCGGATCTGAATCGGCAACGCAAGACTTTATACAGGAATTCAAACAAGAATTTTGTAAACTGCCACCAGAAGCTGTTGCGTTTCCGCGCGGAGTAAGTGATATTGGTAAGTGGTACGACAAGAAAATGACATATCAAAAAGGTTGTCCAATACATGTACGTGGCGCACTTCTCTATAATAAATTTCTAAAAGAAAAGAAGCTGCTAAATAAGTATGAGGTTATCCGAGATGGGGATAAAATTAAATTTACATATCTTAGACTACCAAACACTCTTAGAGAAAACGTAGTAGCTTTTCCTAGTGGCCTGCCTAAGGAAATGAATTTGTACCAATACGTAGATTACGAAAAGCAATTCGAAAAAACATTTATGGAACCGCTTAAGTTTATCTTGGATGCAATGGGTTGGTCAGCAGAAGAACAAATGACATTGGATGCATTTTTTGGTTAATGGGTTTACAAATTGGTCAAAATGCGATATAATAATGATATATTAAAAGGAGTAACTATATGAACGATTGGGCTGATGATATGAAACTAATGCACGAAAAGTTTGGTGTGCATGATTGGTTTCAAGCAAATAAAGAAAATAAAGATCTTATGGATAAGTATCTTCGTTTCCGTCTTTCTATGTGTAAAGAAGAACTTGACGAAACAATGACTGCTATTGAATCTAAAGATCCAGAAGAAATTGTAGATGGCTTAATCGACCTATGTGTCTTTGCTATTGGTACACTAGACGTATTTGGTGTAGATGCTAATCAGGCATGGGATCAGGTATATAAAGCAAATATGGTTAAGTCACCTGGTGTAAAAGAAGGTCGACCTAATCCATTTGGCTTACCCGATCTAATTAAACCCGAAGGATGGAAATCACCAAGCCACGAGGGCAACCATGGAAATCTCACTAACGCTTTTTAAAAATATTTACGATAATAAAACAAATCGTAATACTAATCTTAAAAGCTTTCAAGACTTTGAAAAAGTATTGTATGATTTGTCTAATATTCAACGTAAGTCTAAGGGTGAAGCCGAGCTCATGTCGCCTGCCGTCTATGAGAAAGGTACTACCCGTGCGAATGCAAATGTTATTGAATGGTGCGGTTGGTGTGCAGTTGATGTAGACGATTATAAATTTGATGGTGAATTAAAAGATGCAATCCTTAATCATACCCGTAACTGGCGTTTCGTTTGTTATTCTACTGCTAGCAGTACTCTCGATTATCCGAAGTTTAGACTTGTATTTCCACTTAAAAGAAAAATATCGAATAAGGAAATTCCTCGTTTCAACTTTGCGTTACAGAATGCACTCGGAGGAATCGGAGATGAACAAACAAAAGATCTTGCTAGAATGTATTACATTCCTGCTAATTATGTCGGGGCTAACAATTTTATCTTCTCTCACGATGGCGATTATGTTGATCCAGATGCTTTAATAAAGGAATTCCCTTATGCCGAAAAAACCAATTCAAGCAAATTCTTTGATCGACTCCCAGAAGAACTCCAAAGACAAATCGTCGAGCACAGAAAATCAAGAATGGACAACACTGACATACGGTGGACGTCCTATCGCGACTGTCCCTTCTTCCCTCGTAATCTCGAAAAAGAATACAGAGTCATAAGCAATACCGGTTGGTATCATAAAATGTATCAGATAATGGTTGCTATTGCTGGTAATGCTATTAAGAAAGAATATCCTATTACTGCAGATGAAATAGCTTCCCTTTGTAGAGAATTAGATATGGAAACTGGTAATTGGTATAAAAGTAGACCACTAGATAAAGAAGCAGATCGTGCACTTGAATACGTTTATAGAAACATTTGATATTAGAGATATAGATCCGGATCTTCTTAAATCCCGAGCTAAAGCCGAGGCTGATAGAGTGTGGAAGCCCTATCAGAATAGATCTTGGAAAGATGCTTATATTAGTTGTCTTCAAGGTGGCGTTGCGGAAATACATGTGATATCTCAAGGATATAAGGATGATCCAAGACCATTTTTAGATCAAATTAATCTAGAAGGCGATACTATTGATAATAAAGTTCTAGATTGTACAGATAAACCTCAGGCCTGGCTAGATGCCGGCATTAGAAGAATACTGAATGATATGACAGAAAAGAAGTTTAAATACGGTGATGGGGTGGCAAATCAGATATACTTCTGGGTTATACGGAATAGGTATACGTGTAAATTACATAGGATATTTAAATGGTCAAATAATGATAAAAAATTCAAATAAAATGAATTTAGGGGGTTTACATTCCTAAAAAGCTATGATATAATATACTAGTAAAATAGGAATTAGGAGATTCAAATGTACAAGTTTTTAGAAAATGTAGTTGCTCTAGAACAAAGCCTGATGCAGGACGTTATCGAATACGAAGGTGTTGATCAGGGTATGGCTAATATGTATGCTCAAGATCGCAACGATGTTATTGAAGCTAAGTCTCTCTACTTTGCTGGTAAAGCAGAAGAATTCAGCAGACACATTGATCGTCTAGATACTTCTATCCGTGAAGGTATCGTGGTTGCTTTTGCTAAAGATCTTGGCAAAGATTGGGTTTTGAAGAATCTTGGTTATGAGGTATATGCGTAATGAAAAATACTATTCAAGTTGGTGATCTTATTAGTACCAGACATGGTACATCTAAAATCAAAAAGATTGAACTATGCGAAAAGCCTGGTGAAAAATATGGCATTCCTGTAAAAAGGGTATTTACAAATCTCCTAGATCGTGTTATAATAGATCTAGAAAATGGACACTGGACATATGGTTCAGATGCGGAGGTTATTAATGAAAGAGTCTCTTAAAGTACTTCAGCGTGCTGCTGAAATACAAACACAAAAAAGTAACGATTATCAGAATCCAAGTTCTCGTATTCGTCAGGCTATGTACTATCCTCGTGGCTGTGCAACTATTACTGATATTATGCTAGGTAAAATACTTCGTATCCAATCTGTACTTGAAGCTATGGAACAAGATCCTAGCTATACACCTAACTTCGAATCGCTCGAAGATTCTTGTGTAGATCTTATTAATTATTCTTCCTTCTTTGTAGCCTATATGAAAGGTGGTATTGAAGGTCAAGATCCTAATAATGATTTTCTAAATAGACCAAGGGTACAAAATACAAATGAACAGAGTGACGAGTAAAGACCTAGGTGAAGGTTTATATAAATTAAGGCATTTGCTTTATCACCAAGGATATGAAATTCAAACAGCATCGTGGCAGGGTACCGAGTCTCCTCCTATTTTCCTCGAAGTACTTCATGCTGATTTGATATCAAAGATGAGTGACGATCCTGATGAGGCGTCCGATCTTTGCAATGCCACACAACCTTGGGCTAACACCCATTTCGAAGAACGTGTAGGTGGCTCTCCTCTCAACCCTCCGCCATCACACGTTATGTGGCTGAAGGACACTGATCAGTACCTATCTGGCCAGGCCTTCAGCCACTCATATCCAGAACGTATGTGGGCACCAAAAAGACCTGGCATACGATTCGAAACTGGTAATCTGAATGATGCAGTTGAACTTCTTAAGAAAGATCCTACTACTCGGCAGTGTTATATTCCTATGTGGTTTCCTGAAGATCTAACTGCTGCAAATCAAGGTGAACGTGTACCCTGTTCTTTTGGTTGGCACTTTATTGAACGTGGCGATGAACTACATTGTTCATATCATATGCGTTCATGCGACGTAGTACGCCACTTACATAATGACCTATACTTTGCAAATAGACTTGGTTTATGGTTAATTGAAAAAGCTGGATTAAATTGTAAAATGGGTTATTTACATTTTAGTTCAACTAGTTTACATTGTTTCCTGAATGATAGATATTCATTAGGAAGACTGATTGGAGTTAATTAATGTGTGGTTTTGTAGCATATCCTACTGGTAGAAATCCTGAATCTGTTATTCGCAATATTGGATATCGTGGCCTTCCAGAATTTATTGGCCATAGAGAATTCGAAGGATTTACCTTTGCGCATATTGCATTACCATTTGTTAATCTAGATCCAGATATTGCTATACAGCCAGTTGGTGATGACTTCCCTGGTTTATTTGTTGGCGAAATATTTAATTTTAATTCTGAAAAATATGAAACAGATGCCCAACAAATCCATGACGATTTCTTTTATGGTGAATTTGGTTTCGATTCATTAATGAATTATGATGGATTCTTTACCTATGTTACTGTAATGGGTGATTACTTATTTGGTATAACAGATCATCTCGGTATTAAGCCTCTCTATTATCGTACTGATATGGAAGCAATGGCATCTGAAATCGATGTACTAAAACTCTTTGGCCCAGTTACAATCGATGAAACATTTATGTCAAATACTTTAAAGTGGGGTTATTCACCAGATCCAAGAACACCATTTAATGAAATTAAACAGCTTCCACCTGGTCATTTTATCCATCAAGGTGTTATACATAATTATTGGGATTGGGAAAAAGTTAAAACCGATACCTTATATAATGATATGAAACGTTCAGTTGTATCCAGACTTAGTGGTCAAAGAGAAGTTTCTATGCTACTATCAGGCGGATTAGATTCTAGTATTATACATGGTCTTCTCAAAGAGATTGGTCATGACATTACCTGTATCCATGTAGAAAATCACGAAAAAGACTTTGCACATCTTGTATCAGATAATCTTGTTGAGGTAACACTTGATGATGTATCTGATGAGGAAGCAGTTAGTATTCATCAATCACCAGTAGATCTTGGTTCAGTTAAACCACAGATTGCTATGGCTAGAAAGCTACGCGAATTAGGTTTCCATGCAGTTATGACTGGCGATGGCGCAGATGAATTATTCGGTGGATATAGACGTGCAAAAGAATATGATAGTCAGTATTCCGATACATTTGTCGAACTACCATACTATCATCTTCCCAAACTAGATCGGACTATGATGAGATCTACAATCGAACTTCGTGCGCCATTCCTGGCACCATATATTGTTAAACATGCATTGAATACGCCTTATTCACTTCGCAATGGTGAAAAGAAAGTCTTAAAAGAAGTATTCAAAGATATTGTTCCTAAGGAGATTCTGAATCGTGAAAAGCATCCTCTCAAAACTGACAAGATCAGAAAAGACCCAATCGATCAAAGAATCATCAACGACGGAATCTTTAGAACAATCCAATAAATGGGATAAAAGATATATGCAGCTGGCTAAAGAAGCTGCTAGTTGGTCGAAAGATCCTTCAACTAAAATTGGTGCAGTTTGTATTGGATCTAAAGGTCAAGTATTATCTACAGGCTATAATGGGTTTCCCCGGGGTATAGACGATAGTCTTACTCGTTACTATGATCGGGAATTAAAATATAAAATGGTAGTTCACGCAGAAATGAATGCCATTTTTAATGCAACATACAACGGTGTTTCACTCGATGGATCAACAATGTATGTTCATGGATTACCTGTTTGTTCAGATTGTGCAAAAGGTATTATCCAAGTCGGTGTCAAGAGAATTGTTATGGACGGATCAATTCCAGATAGGTGGAAAGACTCTTGGCAATTAACACAAAAAATGTTTAACGAAGCAAATGTTAAATGGGAGTTAACCAATGTCAGCAACCCAAGAATGGATTAAAAAGCAGTATCAAAATGAGCGCGGCGTCGTAGGTGAAAATGTGGAATACACAAATATGCGATTAAGCAGAGAAGCTATGGATTTAAAAGAAAGGGTTAAGAAACTAGAAACTGACATGGCATTTTTAATAAAAGAAAAAAATGAAGAATAAAATCCTAATCATTGGACATAGTCCAGCCAAAAAGAATATACTTAAGTCTCCTACTATGAAAAGACTTCATAAGTGGATGGATGAATGTGGTATCGATTTCTATGGCTTTACTAATCTTTGTTATGAACCTAAGGCGAAGCTAAAAGAAGAAGATATCTTTTTGACTGATATGTCTGGTCACAGGATTATAGCATTAGGAGGATTCGTTTCCAAATATTTAAATAAATTGGGTGTGGAGCACTTTGCTGCTCCGCATCCATCACCATTGAATAGAAACCTAAATGATAAATCATTTGAAAATAAAATTATTAATGAATTAAAGGTTTACACTCAGGCTATATTATGATATAATATGTACATCAATTCAGGAGAGATATATGAGTATTATGGATAAACTCAAAAAGAATAGTAAGATCAAAGAAACTTCTATTCTTGCAGATTCGAAATTTTTTAATAGCCAGGATATGGTACCAACAGACGTTCCTATGATTAATGTTGCCCTATCCGGTTCCGTGGATGGCGGACTTGCGCCAGGACTTACAGTACTAGCTGGCCCATCCAAACACTTTAAGACTTCCTTCGGTCTTATTATGGCATCAGCTTACTTGAAAAAGTATCCTGATGCCGTAATACTTTTCTATGATTCAGAATTTGGTTCTCCGCAATCTTATTTTGAACAATTTGATATCGATACATCACGAGTACTTCATACACCTATTACAGATGTAGAAGTATTAAAATTCGATATTATTGGCCAGCTAGAAGAACTAGATCGTAATGATAAGGTTATTATTATGATCGATTCTATCGGCAACTTGGCTTCAAAGAAAGAAATGGAAGATGCGATTAACGAGAAATCGGTTGCTGATATGTCACGCGCGAAAGCCCTTAAAGGTCTTTTCCGTATGGTTACGCCGTATCTTAACATGAAAGATATTCCACTCATTGCTATCAATCATACATATCAAGAGATGGGATTATTCCCTAAAGCAATTGTTTCTGGTGGTACTGGTATTTATTACAGTGCAAATAATATCTGGATTCTTGGTCGTCAACAAGACAAACAAGGTACAGAGATTAAAGGCTACCACTTTGTAATTAATGTGGAGAAATCGCGTTATGTTAGGGAAAAGTCAAAGATTCCTATTTCGGTGTCTTGGGAAGGTGGAGTACAAAAGTGGTCTGGTCTTCTTGACGTTGCTCTCGAAGGTAAATATGTTGCTAAGCCGTCTAATGGCTGGTATTGCAGGGTTAGCCGGGAGACTGGTGAATTACTTGAGCCAAAAGTACGAGAAAAACAAACACTAGAAGAAGAATTCTGGTTACCTATTTTAGAAGAAACCGATTTTAAAGAGTTCTTAAAGACTAGGTATTGTATTGGTAACTCTTTAATTCAACCGGAGGAATGCTAGTGTCTTTAGACTTACAAAGAAAGTCTGAAGGGGTACATTATGAGTTGATCCCTTCAGATGAACATGAACAGGCCTGGAACGTACGTATTCTAGAAGGTGACTTTGTTGAGACAGTACTTCAGTATGGAGCTATCTCTTTTAACAAAGTTCGCGAAGGTGAGATGAATTTTAATTTTTCAATTGTATCTACACCAGACCAGGACCTGGAAGTTAGTAACTTAGATCTACAAGAGGAAGCAGGTGATATACTTCAATCTGTTATTGCACAGGCTATTTCTGATGGATCATTAATGACAAAGGAAGAAGAATAGATATGGCACTAACATCAGATATTGATCGTATTATTATGTTAATGGAAGAAATAGCATATGCAGAATCTCAGCTCCAACCTCATGATACAGGTCATATTAATACTGCAATTGCTTGGATGCAAAAAAGAGTAAACGAAATCAAGGATAAATCTAAAAATGAAAATTCTAGTTATGGGCCTGCCGGGCGCAGGTAAAACCTGGCTATCAGAAAGACTACAAAAATATTTAGGATCAGCATGGTATAATGCAGATAAAGTTCGCGAGATGGCGAATGATTGGGACTTCTCTCCTGAAGGTAGGGTAAGACAGGCAAATCGAATGAAGACATTCGCTGACTATGAAAAATCTCATGGTCGATATGTCATCTGCGATTTTGTCTGTCCTACTCGACAAACAAGAGACGCCTTTAATCCAGATCTAGTCATTTGGTTAAATACTATCGAAGAAGGAAGGTTTGAAGATACAAATAATATGTTTGAAAAACCTGAACTAGTTGATTGGGTAGTAGAAGGATTCTTATCCGATAGAGAAATCGAAGAAATCGCTACAGAAATAAAGGGTTACGGTGTATAAAATGGCTGATATTATTATTAAAGAATTCGACTGGAAAAATCCAACAGTACAGATGCTTGGGCGTTGGCAACCATGGCATGATGGTCATTCAGAACTATTTAAAAGATGCCATGCTATGACTGGACAAGTAGCTATTATGATCCGTACAGTACCAGAATCACGCGAAGCAAATTCACGTGTTCCTGGTCAAGATGATAATCCATTTGATATTAAAACTGTAAAAGAAAATATTCGTTTGGGATTAAAAAAAGAAGGGTTTACAGAAGACGAAGATTACGTTATAATGATCGTACCAAACATCGTTGACATTGGATATGGACGTGGCGTTGGGTATACATTTACAGAACACGATCTTGGAAAAGAAGTACATTCTATTTCAGCTACTAAGATTCGTGAACAGATGAGGGAAGAAGGTAAACTTGCAAAAAAACATTGAACAGACTATTCTTCGTAATCTTTTAACAGACGAAAATTATATGCGGAAAGTTCTTCCGTTTATAAAGCCAGATTACTTCGAAGGTGTCTATCGTATATTATTTAAAGAAGCCGGTAAGTTTGTTGGAAAGTATAATAAGCTCCCAACTTCGGAATCGTTTATTATTGAACTTGATCAATCTGATAGACTTACCGGTGAACAGTATTCTTTAGCGAATGATATTATTCCACATCTTTTTTCCAGAGAAGAAATTGATGAAAATTGGCTATTAGATACAACTGAAAAATGGTGTCAAGATAGAGCAATCTATAATGCTATTATGGAATCAATTACTATTATTGATGGTAAGCATGATTCCCTAACAAAAAATGCTTTACCTGATCTTTTACAAAAAGCATTAGGTGTTGGATTTGATACTAATATTGGTCACGACTATATTGAAAATGTAGAAGAACGTTATGAATTTTATCATACAGAAGAAGATCGTATACCATTTGATCTTCAGTATTTTAACAAGATTACAAAAGGTGGTGTACCAAATAAAACACTCAACATTGCCCTTGCAGGTACTGGCGTTGGCAAGTCTTTATTCATGTGTCATGTTGCTGCTAGTGCTTTGGTAGAAGGTAAGAATGTTCTTTACATCACGATGGAAATGGCAGAAGAACGTATTGCAGAACGTATCGATGCAAATCTATTGAATATTCCTATTGATCAATTATCAAATGTTTCGAAAACAGATTTTACCCAAAAGGTTGCAAATCTTGCTAAGAAGACAACAGGTAAGCTAATTGTAAAAGAATATCCTACAGGATCAGCACATTCGGGTCATTTCCGTGCACTCTTAAATGAATTAAAACTAAAGAAACAATTTGAACCGGATATTATCTTTATTGATTATCTTAATATTTGTTCATCATCAAGAATGAAAGGAATGGGTGGTGCTATCAATTCTTACACATATGTTAAAGCAATTGCAGAAGAACTCCGTGGTCTTGCGGTGGAATTCGATGTACCTGTTTTTAGCGCTACTCAGACTACGCGTTCTGGCTTTTCGAATTCGGATGTTGGTCTGGAGGACACGTCTGAATCGTTTGGTCTCCCTGCCACGGCTGATCTTATGTTTGCTCTTGTTTCGACTGAGGAACTAGAAAAACAAGGACAAATAATGGTAAAACAGTTAAAGAATAGATATAATGATCCGACACTTCATAAGAGATTCGTTCTTGGCGTAGATCGTTCTAAAATGCGTCTTTATGATGTTGATGAAAACGAACAGGATCTTACTGATGATACACCGGTCTTTGATAGAACAGAAGCAGGACAAAGATTTAAGGATTTTAAGCTATGA